ACTCTTTCCCTACACGACGCTCTTCCGATCTAGACAGAGAGCTGACGCTTACGCTAGGACAGTCATCAAGACTACTGCTAGACGTGCATTCAACGAAATGCGAATGAGACCAGCTCAAGAGTTGGGAATTGATACGTTCTATTATTCCATTAAGGCAGCGGCCAGAGAGATGTGTGCACCACTACAGAATCAGATAGTTACCACAGGCCGAGCTAGGACAGAAGAAGGCGTTAAAATCTTTGCCCTCGATGATTACGGCTACGGCAAGCCCGGAGGATGTCAAGGCATTAACTGCGGACACACTATGACCCCTTTCATTCCCGGTGTCAACTACATGCCAGACATTGATGATGATTTGAAAGGTCTGACTCAAGAGCAAGCTATCAAGAATGCTAATGTTCAGAGTAAACAGAGAGCGATGGAAAGGGCTATTAGAAGCACCAAGGAGCGTCTGCACGTTGCTGAAATCATGAACAACGATGAATTAACCAGTAAGTACAAAACAAGGCTTACAGAGCAGAAGAGAGCCTTAAAATCATATGTTAATAAACATCCATTCTTATACCGAGATAGAGAACGTGAGAAATACCACGAAGACCCTATTGCTATTGGTAAATTAGCACAAAATAGAAAGCTGGTGATCTAATTCTTGACTGGTAGGAACAGACTACTTGAAACCGTATCAAATTGATGCGGTTTTTCTATTGACCTGTCGGATGTCGTAAAACTAGGCAAATTCAGTCCCTTGGACGTAAAACAAAGGAGTTTTAAGCATGAGTTTAAAACGTGACATGTTAGTTGAAGCTGGTATCGAAGACAAAGCAGTGATTGATTCCTTAATGAATGCGTACGGTTCTGGGATTGAGAACGCTAAAGCGCAAGCTAGGTCTGAGCTACAAGCTGAAAACGACAGCCTTAAACAGCAGCTTGAGCAACAAAGCCAAGCACTCAACGACTTGCAAGCCAAAGAGGGAGCTAGTGAGGAAGTCAAACAACAATTGACTGACTTACAAGCTAAATTTGAAGCTTACAAGACTGACAGTGAAGCTAATCTTGCGAAAGTTACAAAATCCAATGCTATTCGTCTAGCTTTGAAGGACGTGGACGCTCACAATTCAGATGACCTTGCTAGATTCATTAATTTTGATGAAATCGAACTTGATGAATCTGGGAAACCTAAATTAGACAAGGTTATCAAGGGATTGAAAGAGACAAGCCCTTATCTTTTCAAGCAAAGCGAACAGCCTAAAATCTTCGCCGGTGGGAATCCATCTGCTAGTCAGAACGGACTCACTAAGGAAGATTTCAAACGTATGGGTATCAATGAGCGTCAAGAGCTTTTTGATAAAGACCCAGAACTTTATCAACAACTGAAAGGATAATCTTAAATGACTACAGGTATTACTACGACTGCACAAGTCATCAATCCACAGGTAATGGCTGATATGGTTTCAGCTAAATTGCCTAAACTAATCAAATTCACACCTCTCGCAGTTATCGACACTACTCTTGTAGGTCGTCCAGGCGATGAATTGACCGTCCCACAATGGACATACTCAGGAGATGCCACAGACATTACTGAAGGCACTGCAATTCCTATCGACCAACTTGGCACCAAGGAAACAAAAATGAAGGTGAAACAGGCTGGTAAAGCTATTGAAATCACTGACAAGGCTGCATTGGTCGGACATGGGAATGTCTACGGTGAAGCTACTAACCAGATTGCACTCGCTATCGCTAACAAAGTTGATAACGACCTTGTAGATGTCGCTAAAACTGCGACTCAAAACATTACTGAAGCTCCTGTTTCTGTGGCAAACATTGACAAAGCCTTGGAAATCTTTGCTGACGAAGAAGACGCTCGCTATGTAGCTCTTATCAATCCAAAGGATGCCATTAAATTGCGTGCCGACGCTGGACAAAACTGGTTGAAAGGCTCAGAAATCGGCGCTGACATCGTTGTGTCTGGCACTTTCGGCGAAGTGTCTGGCGTGCAAATCGTCCGTACTAAGAAAGTCGACGAAGGAAAAGGTTTCCTTGTCAAAGTGTCAGCCCTCCAAACAGACCCAGACGATTCTGCTAAATATGGCGCATTCGTCATCGCTCTTAAACGTGATGTCATGATTGAAAACGACCGTGACATTTTGAAGAAGACTACAGTCTACTCTGGAGACGAGCATTACGGTGTATATCTCTACGATGACTCTAAGGTCGTTAAATTCGGAGGTGCGTAATGGGTATGTTAATGCGTCGCCATTACGACGATACTGAAGCCACGCCCATTGCTGAAACTGTTGAGGAAGTTGTGAACGAGCTAGAAAATATGACCGTCGCTGATTTGCGTATTCTTGCGCAACAACGAGGTCTCACTGGTTACACAACATTAACTAAAGCGGAGCTTTTAGACCTCCTAAAATAGCGAAAGGAGGCGGTTAAATGACATATTTAACCAAAGACGAATATCTAAAACTTGGTTTTGATGAAGTGGAAGGATTCGAAAAACTAGAAGCTCGTGCTGCAATGGCTGTTGACTTGTATATCAAAAACTTCTACGACTTCACTGATTTCGCAACCGATTTTGAACCACGCAAGCAGGCGGTCAAAAAGGCAGTAGCTTACCAAATCGCTTATTTAGAATCAAGTGGCATTATGACTGCTGAGGACAAGTCCTCACTAGCAAGTATGACTGTCGGACGTACTCACGTAAGCTATCAGAATGGCTCTAAATCGTCTCATGATGGCAAGAGGTTCAATCTATCTCTTGACGCTCTAAACTGGCTCGCTCTGGCTGGTTTTGGTTATAAGGCGGTGGGCTATGATAGATAAGCGTATGTTAGTTGATACTGTCACGATTCAGAGACCAACGGGTGAAACGGATGTCTGGGGTAAAGTAACATATGATGAGCCCAAAACCCTAAAACCCGTTAGGTTTGATAGGACGGTATCTCACACTGGCAGCGGTCAGAATCGAAGTGAGAATAACTTCTCAGTCCTTTTGGTTTATCCAAAATACACACCCATTGAGTTGGATGATAGCTGGTTGAATGGTCGAGTCAACGACACTCACCGTGACTACATTATCCGTAAAATTATCCCTCAATATCATCCGTTTAATCATAAGATTCTATGCTATGAAGTCGAGGTGGTTTGATGGGTGCGAATGTAACTGTAAAGGTAGATCTAAAAGGTCTTGAAAAGAAATGCAGTCCCGAAGCAGTCAGACGTGGTCAGATTGCTATGAGTAATCAGATGCTTTTGGATATGAACAAGTACACACCAGTTCAATCTGGGCACTTGAGAGGTAGCGGACACTCTAACGTCGATACGTTGGTATGGTCGACACCTTATGCAAGAATTAGGTTTTACAATCGTAGATTGAAATTATTCTTTTCAGAGAAGCAACGTAAGTTCTTCTTTGCAAATAAGGACAGACTGTTAGCACAGAAACCAAAACCCGGAACTGGTGGGCGTTGGGATAAAAAAGCCGCTGCGAAACATAAGAAACAATGGGGCGAAGTGGCTATTAAAGCAATGGGAGTTAAATAAGTGAACAACAACGATTTTTCAGAAGTTCTTGCAAACTTCATCAATACGCTTGGACTGCCGTTGAAATGCAAGCTTGATTATCTTTCAGAGAACGAAAGTCTTTCAGTCTATCCTTTGCCGGGTGGAAAAGTGGAAGACGAAGACATGGCCGGTACTCAGATTCTATCGCTACCTTATGAGGTGGCGATTAAATCAAAGGATCAGCAAAAACTAAATGCCATTCTTTGGAAAATAAACACTGAGCTTTCCAAAATCGGATTTGAGTTACCAAGTTCAAATAATTCATACACATTCTTAGCTTTGACCGTCGAGACACCGAGCTTAAACGATGCCGACGAGCAAGGCTTTTTCATTTACTTGCTTGATTTGCAAGCAACTATTGAAGTAGAAAGGAACATTTAATTAAATGGCTAAATTTAAAAATGCGATTCGTAAGCACTACATCGCAGCTTACGACCCAGAAAATCCAGATACAGTCCCAACTGAAGATAAGTATATGTGGATTGCAAAAGGCATCAAGGAATCAGCGCCAGAAAACGACGCTGAAGATGATGATATCGCTTACTTCGACGGCGACGGTACGAAAGAAAAAATCATTTCTTCAATCTCTCGTGGTCGCTCATTCGAAGGTCATCGTGATTACTCCGACAAAGCTCAAAACTTTGTAGCAGACAAAGAAGACGCTGTGGCAGACGACTTGGTGGTTTGGTACAAGGAAGTAGTACCAACTGGCAAGTATTATAAGGAAGGTCTTGCACGTTTGTCTGAGATTGAAATCGGAGACGGTGAAGCGTCTGAATTGGAATCAATCAAATTCCAAGTCAACTGGTCACGTACACCAGAAAAACACGACATCACTTCAGCACCAACTGGACGTGCAACTGCAGCTTCTGGTGCTACTGGAACACCAGCGGCACCTTCTGGAACGCCAGGCGGAGCAACACCTTCACCAGCGGTAGGTGGATAATCGGAAATTAGATCACAAATAGCAGATAAGACAACTAGAGGGGTGGGGTTTAGCCCTTCCCCTCTTTTTTAGTGTAAGGAGAATAAAACCATGGTAGTAATTAAAAAACGTAGCAATGTCATTCCTGTAGATTTCGGTGAGTTCAAGCTTGAATTCCCTGTATCTGATAGTAATATTCAGCGCATGAAGGCTGTCGGTGAAGACTTGGAAGCTAAAGCACAACAATTCAAAGATTCAGACGACGACAAAGCGCTTGAAACGCTCAAGGGACTTGTTGAAGATGGCTTTAATAAGACATTTAACGACAAAGAAGCCTTTGATAAGGTGTACCAATTCGCTGGTGAATCTACTATCAATGCCATGGTCTATCTTATCGAAGCTATCAAGGGCATTACTGAAGAATTTGAAAACCAAAGCTCTAAAGAAGCCCTTGAAAAATATCTAGCTGAGTAACAACCATGTTAGATATATCACGAAAACTAGACGATAAGTTAGTTATCGATGATAAAGAGTATCTTCTAAATCTATCTTTTGACAACGTCCTCAAGATGTTCGAAATGCTTCGGGATGAAGATATACCCGAGTACGTCAAACCTCATTTCGCTATTCGAATGTTAATCAGCCAAAGTCTTGAAGGCGAGACCAGAGAGGAAAAAGCTAAGTCATTTAACGAAGCGTTTGAGGACTTCTCGATTGAGGAAATGTCTAAGGTCTTTAAATCGGTGTTCGAGGAGCACATAAGCTTGTCAGGCGTCGAGGATAACCATGTTGAGTATGACTTGGCTGGTAACCCCATGAAGACTACTGCAAACGATGATACGAAGCAGAGAGCGCCTTATGACATTCGATATGACGGTGACTATATCTATTCGTCATTCGTACAGGCATACAGCATGGACTTGTTTGACATGCAAGGGAAATTGCACTGGCGCAAGTTTAACGCTCTATTGTCTGGACTGCCAGAGGGTACGAAGTTGATGGAAGTTATCAAAATCCGTAAATGGAAGCCACAAAAGGGCGATTCTACGGAATACAAAGAGGAAATGCGCAAGCTCCAGAAAGATTATGCTCTACCTTACGAAGTTATCGAGGAAGAAGAATACGAAGAAGAATTTTAGAAAGGAGGGGTAATCTATGGCAGATGGTACAGTCACCATCAAGGCGTTATTTGACGGAAAGGACGCTGAAAGTGGGGCTAAACGTATCAAAGGGGCGTTAGAGGGCTTGAAAGGTTCAGCTGGTAAGGTCGGTTCGGTCTTTAAGTCTGTCCTCGGTGCGAACCTAATCGGTGGTGCTATCATGGGCGGTATTAGTGCTCTTGGTGGTGGAATCAAATCCATGGTGGGTGAGCTCAACAGTGCAACAAAAGCATGGAAAATGTTCGATGGAAACATGGAACAGATTGGGATGCCTACTGACCAAATTAGGCAAGTCAAAGGCGAGTTGCAGGACTTTGCGACTAAAACCATCTATTCAGCGTCCGATATGGCCGCTACCTACTCTCAGTTAGCAGCGGTAGGAACTAAGAATACAACCGAGCTTGTTAAGGGGTTCGGTGGTCTTGCAGCGGCAGCTCTAGACCCTCAACAAGCCATGAAGACCTTGAGCCAACAAGCAACCCAAATGGCTGCTAAGCCTAAGGTTCAGTGGCAAGACTTCAAGCTCATGATGGAACAAACGCCTGCCGGTATTGCCGCAGTTGCGAAAGAAATGGGCATGAGTACCGATGAAATGGTCAGAGCTGTCCAGGACGGTAAGATTAAGACCGAGGATTTCTTCGATGCCATAACTAGAGCTGGTAACAACCCAGTATTCAGTAAGATGGCCACAGAGTTCAAAACTGTCGACCAAGCTATCGATAGTATGAAAGAATCTATCGGTATTAAATTGATGCCACAGTTTGAAAAGCTTAATCAGATTGGTATCAAAGCGGTAGTAGGTCTAACCGACGCTATTGAAAGAATGGATTTCAACGCCATTGCTGACAAGATTGGCAGTGGGTTGCAATCGCTTTGGAAAGGTTTCTCTAATACGGGAGCCTTGAAAAATCTTGGTGCGACCTTCACCTACATTTCAAGCTCTATCAAGCAGTTATTCAGCAAGATTGACGGTAGCAAGCTCATGCAGGGCATTGGGTCAGTGTTTGGCGACATTGCTAACGGTATCTCACAAGCTCTAAACATTGCCACAACATCGGTCAGGAGTTTCATTAGCTCATTTGCTGATACAGGAGCGTTTCAGTCGTTTAAAGCAGCGGTGGAAGATACTTGGAACGCTCTTAAAACTATCGGTTCGTCAATCGGTGATGTGTTCAAAAGCTCAGAAATGCAATCAATCATATCTGGTTTAGGGACAGCATTTGGAACGTTGACTAAATGGATATCACAAGCAGTTTCAGCAGTCTCTAAGTTTGTCAGTGGACTTCCTAAAGGCGTACTTAACGGCATTACATCCGGTATTTTAGCAATGGTAGCAGGGTTTATGACTGCTAAAGCTGGATTGTCAGCGTTTGGTGCAGCAATGAAAGGCTTGAACTTCCTTAAAAGCCTAAATCCATTCAAGAAATTCGGGGCGGATGCGGCGGCAGGTATGACTCAAGCTGCCACTAGTGCAAGCAGTGGCAAAAGTAAGATTGCCCAAGTGTTTGAGGGTATCGGTGGCGTGATTAAAAACACTGGTTCAGCAATATCACAAGCCGCCAAGGGTATCGGAACGGGTATCTCTACAGCATTTAAGGGAATTGGTACAGCTATCAATATCGCCTTACAAGGTTTAAGAGGTCTCAATCCAGCGACCTTGCTTTCATTCGGTGCATCGGTAGCCATTGCCGCAGTCGGTATCGGTGCGGGTATTGGTATTATCGTTGCATCATTCGCATTGCTAGCAACGCAATCTCAAGGCGTTTCACAAATTCTAAACGCTATTGGCTCAGCGTTCGGAACAGTGGTCGAATCCATTGGTAAAGCGGCAGGGACTATCGTTGAAGCGTTCGGAACTGCTTTTGCAACGGTGGTTACAGCAGTAGGACAAGCAGCCCCTGGCCTTGCACAATTAGCACCGCTAGTAGTTGCAGTAGGTGCTGCTATTGGTCAAGCTGCCCCAGCCATCACGGCATTTGGTAACGCTTGGACATCCATTCTAGGAACATTGCCGGCTATTATCAGTGCATTTAGCGGGTTGGTTGGTGCCATTGGTTCTGCGATCAGTCAAGTAGCTACCGCAATCACTCCGATTGTCCAAATTATCAGCAACACTATCACGGCAGTAGCACAAATCATCGCTAACGCTATCGTGGCAATCGCACCAGTTATCGCAAATTGTATCGTTCAAGTTGCTCAAGTAATTGGTCAATTTGGACCACAGATTGCAATGGTTTTACAAGTAATTGTACAAGCCATTCAAGCAACAGCACCAGTCATTATGACCTTGATTCAAGGGATTGTGACAGTGGTTCAAACGATGGCACCAGTCATTAGTCAAGTGATTTCTGCCATCGTTACGGTTGTCCAAACTCTTGCGCCTATCATAAGCCAAATCATTTCAGCAATTGTCACCGCAATAACACAGATTGCGCCTATCATTTCAGCAATCGGCGGCGTCATTTCTGCGACCTTGCAAGGCATTGCTGGAGTAGTATCAGCAGCTGGGTCAGCTATCGCTGTTGCCGCAATGGGAATCGGACAAGGTATCGCTACTGCGTTGAGTAGTGTTGCAAGTATCATTAGTGCTACAGGTAGCGCTATTGGCGCAGCATTACAAGGCATTGCCAGTGTCGTGCAATCTGTTGGTACATCAATCAGCACTGCGGCACAAGGGATTGGAACTGCTATTAAATCAGCGTTCGAAGGCATTTCAAGCGTCATTAAGATCGGAAGAGCACACGTCTGAACTCCAGTC